GAATATAAAAGAACTGATGAAATGACAAATGAACAGTTATTTGTTGAAAGATGTGAAAGCATTATGGCAACCGAAAACGGCACATGGGCTCAATTAAACGAAAAAAAAGCAAACTAATTAGTCTGCTTTCGAATAAGTATTTTTAAAAATATCAGGTTTACAAGGATAAAACTCTCCTTTTATTCCTTTGATTATATAGTCACCAATATCAGCAATATGATTACCTTCTAAGGTTTGAATGATTAAATAAGTTTGTTTTGGAACACAACATGATCCACAAAAAGAAATTATTTCATTTGTGTTATCTCCGTTCCATTGAACAGCTTCAATAGTTACTGGTTTCTTAGTATATTTATTAATCATAATATCAATTCCTTTCAAGGTTAATTATAACAAATTCATCAAAGAAAGGAAGTGGAACATATGCCATATTTAAGAGATTATCACATTTTGATTAGCCATTCTTGGAGTTATAACAACCATTATAAAACAATTAAAGATTGGCTAGATAATACAGGATATTTTAAATTTTCAAATTATTCTGTTTGTTGTGATAAACCACTTGATACAAAAACAAATGATGAACTCAAACAGGCTCTTACAAATAGAATTTCTGCTTGCAGTTGTGTAATTGTAGTATCAGGAATGTACACTAGTTACAGTAAATGGATTGATTATGAAATTGATGAAGCTATTCGTTTTGGAAAACCAATCATTGGTTTAAGACCATGGGGCCAAGAACGAGTTCCTTCTAAAATTTTAAACAATGCTACTGTAATGGTTGGATGGAATAGAGATAGTCTAATTTCAGCTATTAGACAATACGCACTTTAAAACAAAAACTCCCCTGCTACCAACAGGAGAGTAATTATGATCATCATGCTCTCACCCAAGATGACCATTAGTAGGAAAAAAGAAAGGGTTTCCTACCACGTACATACTCATATGTAAAAAGATTTCTCAAGTCCTTTTACGTACTCAATTTTACCACATAGAGCACGTTCAAGGCAAATTAAATTGAAAGGACGTGTTTTTATTATGCCTAGAAAAACAACATATAAGCGTAGACCCAATAATAGTGGTACGGTAGTAAAACTATCAGGTAAACGTAGAAAGCCCTACTGTGCCAAAATTTCAAGTGAAGAACGTGACATAGTTACAGGAAAAAAGAAACAAGTAACTATTGGTACTTTTGAAACTGAATTAGAAGCATTAAACGCCCTATCACTTTATCATTTAACTGTTAATAAACAAATTAACGATAAAGAAGCAAATGAATTATCTCCTGATATATTTAATAAAGTCAAAGAGAAACATGATAACAAAGTACCAACATTTAAAGAAATATTTGATATCTTAAACAAAGAAGAATTTTCTTTATTATCAAGTTCAGCACAAACTGGTTACAATTCATGGATCAAACATTTCAAACAAATATATGATAGAAAAATTACAAATATATCCTTACAAGATTTACAATTTGTATTTGATAATGACAAATGTGGAAAAGGTACAAAAGACCACATGAAAATACTTTGTACAAAAGTTTTCAAATACGCTGTCATTCATCAATATATCAGTCGTGATGAAGATTATACTGAATTTATTACTTGTGGAAAAAATCAGGAAAGTACAAAACATTATGCATTCTCTATGAATGAAATTGAACGTATTAGAGATGATAATAGTGATATAGGTAAAATTATACTCATCTACATTTTTAGTGGATTACGTGCAAATGAATTGCTAAATATTAATAGAAAAGATATACATATAGATGAAACTTGCAATGATGATGGTATTGAAAGAAAAGTATCTTACTTTGTAACTGGTTCGAAAACAGATACAGGTAAAAATAGAATTGTACCAATCCATAACTTTATTAAACCTTATGTAGAAGAATTGTTGCTATGTAAAGGAAAAAGATTAGTAGATAGAACTTATAGTAGTTTAAAATATAGTTTTTTTGAACCTTATATAAAAGAAATGAAAATGAAACATACTATGCATGATACAAGAGTAACATTTACTACTCTTTGTCAATTGAATAATGTTGATGTATTTTGTAGAAAAAGAATACTAGGACATAAAATGAAAGATATTACCTTCGATACTTATACCGATACGATTATTAATAGATTATATGTTG